GGTGCGACATGCTGTCCCACACGCTGGCCCCCACGCTGGACCACATGCTGGCCCCCACGCTGGACCACATGCTGTCCCTCACGCTGGCCCCCACGCTGGACCACATGCTGGCCCTCACGCTGTCCCTCACGCTGGCCCCCACGCTGGCCCACACGCTGACCCCCACGCTGTCCCACACGCTGTCCCTCACGCTGTCCCTCACGCTGGCCCCCACGCTGTCCCAACGTCTAAGCAGTAGTATGTCTTTTTTGGATACCTTAGTCCTTTTCTTTAAAGCTAGAGGGTTCAATATATCTTTTATTTTAAGTTGTGGCACTATCTTGTAAAAGTCTAACTTAGCTATAAACTCTTTTGCTTTAACTGTATCATCAGTTGTATTTATTTGATCTACTGTAAACTTCTTTGTTAGAGGATTGTACTCATACTTGTTTAATTTATCTTCTTTCTCCCCCTTAAAGCCGTAATAGTCCGCTATAGATGTATGAGAGTCAGGCTGGTAGTCTAGCTCCCCCTTTAAACATCTATTCCTTAACTTCCAATCAAAGTAATAAAACTTACCCCTACCGTTACTTACAAAACTAAAAAATGAACACATAATACTATACCTTCTCTCTATATATCTTTTTAGTACCTAAACCATTATCTTGTTTATAATCATAATCCCCAGCATGTTCCTCTTTCCATCCATCTTTTCCTATACTCTCTAACTCCTTTAGTAGTAGGGCTATAGCTCCACCCAACCCAAACAGTATAAATGTTATCAGGTAAAATGGTCTGATAATCATATCCTTAATATATAGTAAACTGCCCTTTATCATCTTACTTCTCCTTATTTATAAACTTGTATCTCAAATCCCCTATTGACTAATCTTTGAAATAGTCTGGTATCAATAATCTCAAACGCCTCTCCTTGTCTAGTCCATGCAGTTCTGCCATCAGGATAATCCTTTGTAATTGTTACTCTCAATTCATTCTCATTAGAAGTCTCTATTGCATCCATTATATTAAACATCTTAATCACTCTCCTTCACTTCTACCATCTCACTACCACACTGTTTACATTTAATTACTAATAGCATCCCTTCCATTTTTACTCTAACATCACTACCGCACCTTTTACATCTATATTTTAGCATATTAATCACCCCTCCCCATCTTTAAGAACCTTACATATTTATAATTAGGGTAAGTTGCTCTAGCTATTTGTTCAATATTATCGCTAGGGTAAAATATCCCATTATTAATATGGCCTACTCCTTTGATATAAGCAACAACATGGGCCTCTTCAAAGTTGCAGATATATAAACATTGTACTTCATAGTTATCTCTTAATAGATAGTAAGCTAATAAAACAAAATCTTCACAATCTCCGTATCTATCATCCCATGTTACAAGAGGGTTTTTCCATTCATCTTCCTGTGTTACATCAGCTCTCCACCTTATCCATTTACTTATATATTTACTTGCCCCATAAGGTGTCAAGTTCTTAGTCCTTAACAGTTGTAGCCTAGGTTGTATATCTGCTGGTTCAGGATCAAAATCTGTAGGCGTATCAATTATCCCACAACCTGTTAGAAATACTAATAGTATTATTATATATTTATTCATTTAATTTCTCCTATACTTAGTATCAAACATATAACCTATCTCACTACTACTCAACGCCTCTAAATAATCATCCCCATCTAATATCCCGTATTGCCCGAGTCTATAGTCTATGATAATAAAATCTTCTACCTTCTCAATATTGCCTCTATCCTTTAGCAGTTCTGGAGATGATACTTGACAAGCGCAACTACCGTCCATCTTAGCTATAAACTTATCACTAATCGTTACACCTTTTTTGTTTATCATCTTTACACCCCTTAATATCTTTCAGCCTCTTTAGTTTTGGGGATTGCCCAATAACCATAATAATGTATCTCTATCGTTTAGTTTAGTATCATATTCCTCAGTTATATTTTCCATAATCACACCTCATCACTTGTTATTACTGCTTTATAATCTTTCACTCTTTCAATATGAAGTTTAAACTTTACTGCACTATCATAATCCAGAAATTGTCTACTCATAACCTCTATATTATTTATAGTATATATAACTACACTATACATGGTAATAAACTCCTCTATAACATTGGTCAACATAAACTCTATTATATTGGTCAATTGTAACACGCCCTGTTCTACAATACTTAAATAGTAGTTTTGCATCAACTTCTTTTTGTGTTATATTTACGTCCATTTTAATCACCTACCTTATTAATTTAAACTCATTATCAATTACTACTCCTAAACTATCCTGCCCTAATATCCCTGCAAAGTATTCTATAACCTCTTTAGCTATTATATTATCTCCGTAAGTCTCATATACAATCACATGCTCGGTTTGTTTTTCACCTTTAGCATTTATATATCCACCTATTGCATTATAATATGTATAACCACCATTTAAACTACTCTTAAACTCTATCTCATTTATGTATCGCTCAATCTTGCATTGTGGTATCGGTTTGCCCTCTTTAGTTATTGAAGGGACGTAGTATTTAATATACATGATTAATCCCCCTGACATTATTGTCTCTTTCTTTTTCTGCTAGTCTCTCTAAATATTCCCGCTGTTTTAAAGTCAATTCAAATCCATCTAATATCTTGAGCTTTTTCTCATAATTTAAGTTGTTTTGATAAACTTGTGATAGTACCATAATTGCACCCTCTTTCTTTAGTCTAAATTAAAATGGTTCATAAACTTGTGGACCTTATATTTTAGTAGTTCTGGTAAGCATTCAGGATTGTCATAGACAACATGCCCGCTATTATACATTACAGGATAGTCAACACGCCAGTCATTATCAGTTATTTTATACCACCTTGCACCCGTATCATGTTCATGTATTTCAAAAGTCCATGTTATTTTCTTTTGTACTAAAATATCTTCTTTAATTAATAGCATTTTAACTCATCTCCTTATTTTGTTTGCTCACCTATGGCTACAACGCCTGACTTGTTCAATTTTATACAATTGGCTAATATTCTCTCTCTATTGCTATTATCATTCAAAGACTTGATAGCTCTTTTTTGTACCTCTTCAATAGAGACACCAGACTTGATTAATCTCCTATAATACTCCTGTTGATTGCGTTCACGTTTAGTCAATGGTGTAAAAGTCTTTACTGTTTGAATAGTATAACCAGACAAGTTTTGAGTCGTGTTATATTGTTGAATCTCATCATTATAGTTTAACATTTTATATCACCACCTTATTTATATATCGTCATTATTATATCAAAACTTGCATGTTATTTCAAGGCTTATTTAGTCCCTCTATAATACGGCCCTACTAGACCAAGCGTTTTTGTTGTACCTGCACCATAAACTGAGATAGTTGGCATATATAATTGCATTGATATATTCTGTTGGATAGTTTATTTACTGTACCTAGGCTATATTTAATTGTACCTATGTTTTGTGTTTAATAGCATACTGCCAGTTAAATGGTAGATTAGGTTGCCCTCACGAATACTTGGCATAATTATTACATCAACTAAATATGCCAAGTTTATACCCTAAATATAGCTCGGGGTAGTAAGAGGTTATATAGAAATAAAATCACGTTGTAGGGATACTCACGTCCCGTAAATTGCACAGTATTGCACAGTTATTATATGTATAGATAACAGGGTTTTATTCGATTATCTAGTCATAAAGTAAGAGTCTAATACATATCTCCTATGATATGTACTATATATCCTCAGGGATATGTACTATATATCATTAGAGGCATGTACTATATATCTCCTATGATATATATATAATAATACATATATAATAATACAAAGAAAAGAATATATTATATAAGGAAGATTAGTATATTATCTTTATTTTAATATAATACATCTAAATATAATTACAGTTTAGTTAAATTCATGTTGACGATAAGGGGTGCAGAAATACAAGTGTCAATGACACGCTAGACAAGGTACGGTTTTGAATTGATAAGAGATAAGGTATAGCTTTAATGTCCTGTCTAAGGTATCTAGTTGTCCAGTGACAGCGTTTTTATGGTGTATTGTATTAGTTTGTATGTTATGGTATATCTAGTGTATTCTAGGGGATTGTCGTAGCCCTAAGAGTATAGGGGAAGTCTAAGTATATAAGATGTAAGGAGTAATAACCAATGATAAGAAAAGATAGCAAGTTCATAGAATATATAGAAGAGTTGATAGCTAGTAGGCTTGCATATGATGAGGCTAAGAAGATAGATGATTGCATAATGGAAGGGTACAATCAACATCATAAGGATAGTAAAGCATAGCATGGGTATAACGATAGTCAATAGCATGGGATATCAAGGGTAGGGCACCACCATCACACCTATATCCTATTGCCGACCGTTGAGGCGATACCACCCACCACTAGTGCTTATATATGGCCTAGTCCATGCTTATATTTTTTATTATTAAATTTTTTATTGGGGGGAATTATGCTGGAGTAGGGGTACTATTACTAAAACTCATATTTCGCTTACCTAAGCTAATTAAATATTTTGCGCTACTATAAGTAGAGGGGTAAATTAACGATAAGGGTATAGATATGGGTACCTCACCTAATAGGTAATACAGAATTGGCTTAAATACGCTACTTTCTGATAAACAACAATGTACCGCTACACATACCTTTAGAGCAATGGAGATTTCGATGCTAATAATACCGTTAATTTATATGATGATAATGGTCCTCGCTATGGTTTATGGACTGTGGAAGGAGATCTTATGAGTAGACTCTCAGATGAGGAAGTTAAGAAGAAATGGGATAAGTTTGCTGCAGCCTATGTAGGAGATGCAAAGGGGAATGGAGCTTTGGCAGCTAGGATGGCTGGATATGCAGAATCTAGAGCACCTCGGACCGCCTATAATCTACTTAATGAAAATGAGTATGTTAAGAATAAGATAGCAACGTACCAATCTCTCAGTAAAGAGCAATCTACAGATAGTGTAGGATCTATAAAGGACATATTTGAAACGGTAGGTCCAACTGCTTTGAAGATTTTAGCTGAGAAAGCTAAGACTGATGTAGGGGCAGCCAAGCAATTTATGGAATTAAAGCTCAAGTTTGAAAAGAAAGACCAAGAGGTGCTAGGCGATTTTGAAGGATGCAGTACAGCAGAGATTATTAGAAGAATCGGCGATTGTATACAAGAGGCTTCAAGCATTAAAGCTAGAGCTTTGGAAGCGTTTGGAATTGGAGATCTGCCAGACGGATCTGATGTATCTGGTATCTAAGGTACTAGGTAGAGATGACCCAAGAAAGAACTTATGGGGGAAGATCCACCAAACAATAGCAGACAAACTAAGAGATGAATTAAAGACAGCTTGCTTAATATTAATACCTCGTGGTCATCTAAAGTCCACATTGGTTACAGCAGGTTGGGTAATACAACAACTACTAATAGATCCTAGTTTAAGGATACTAATAGCTTCGGCTGAGTCAAAACACGCCGAGGGGTTCCTGAATACAATTAGGACTCAGATTACTAACAACCCCAAGTTTATCGAAAGATTTGGAGACTTAAAGGATGACAGAAAATGGTCGTCTAAGATGTTTGACGTAAAAGGCAAGACGGCTGGTGCCAAAGAGAATAGTGTAACTGCGGCTGGTATAGGTACAGATATGACATCTCAGCACTATGACATAATTATACTTGATGACTTAGTGAACAGAAGATATGCTAGATCTGAAGAGATGAGATATAAATGCTTTAACTTCTACACTGACTGTTTGGATTTACTTGAACCTGATGGAAAGCTTATCGCGATCGGGACCAGGTGGCACTTTTTTGACATCTATTCTGAGCTTATTAAAGCGAATAAGACTATAAAGAATCTGGACTTTGTTGTAGATGAACCAACAATGTATCATCCTACGTTTGAGCGTAGAGATTTTGAGAAGATGTTTAAAGATAAAGATACTACTTACTGCTTTCCTGAGAAGTTTAGCCCTAAGTATACTGAAGGATTGTATCATAGGAAGTTATTAAAGCCAGGTGGGTTCTTTGAATTTGCTTGTCAACAAATGAACTTTCCTGTACAGGGTAAGAACTCCCCATTTAGGGTTGAGGATATAGAATTTATAAAGACATTGCCTGGAACTGTTACTAAGTATATGACTATTGATCCAGCAGGTACTAATAAGATAACTAAGGAACAAGATGATACAGCTATTGCTGTAACAGCTATGGACCTAAACGGAGATATAATTAACGTAGATATGTTCTCTGAACCAACTACAAATGAGGGTTTGTTTACAGCAACATATGATATGTACTTGCAGCATCCAGACTGTAGAAAGATTGGTCTTGAGACTAACTTTAATGAGTTGAATGAAATGTACTTAAAGCAGAAGTACCCTGAGTTAAGGAATAAGGTTAAAGGCTATAAAGCCAGTAATCAAAACAATAAAGAAGATAGAATGAAAGCTCTACAGCCTTACTGTCATAATGGTAAGTTTAAGATATTAGAGCATGATGATGGAGATGAATACACGTTTGGAGATAAGACAGCCAGACTAAGACCTGGACAAAGAAAGTTACTGGGGCAGATGATTGACTTTGGAGTTTCTGGACATGATGATGCTTTAGATGCTCAGGCAGCAGCTTTGATGTTTCTAAAAAGGCCAGTAGTCCATCAAGAGAATAATTATACTTATATACCAGATGATGAGATGACAGGTTATTAAGGAGTACAGTATGACTAAAAGATTATTACCAAAAGATAACATACCTTGGAATACAATGGTAAAGGATTATGTTGAACTACATGAGGTAAATTATCGTGAAGTAGAATATTCTATGGACTTTGATAGTTACCATATTGGTATTAAGTATAGTTTAAACTAAGGAGAGTAATGTGGACGATTTAGAAAGATATACAGTTAGCTTAGGTATGGATGAGGAAAAGATTGTAGACAATGTTTTGTTACAACTAAAACAAGCGGATGATGCTACACAAGTTATGAGGAAAGTTAATTGGCCTAGATATTTTAATATGTATCGCCAGAAGTTTGACTCAGAGTCTACCTATAAGTATAGATCAAAAATATATGTACCGACTGCATTCAGTCAAATACAAATACTAGCACCCTACTTAATGCAAACTATCTTTTCTGGAGAGACAGCATTTAAGCTAACAGACTCCACAGGGCTACGACCAGAACAAGTAACTGCACTTGAAAAACTAATGACACTCCAATTAGACAGAACTAAAATGTATGAGAGATTTTATACATTTATATTAGATATGCTTATTTATGGAACAGCTGTAGGTAAGGTATACTGGGATAAAGATGTAAAAGGTAAGATGACTACAAAAAAGACAAAGGTACCTAAAACCTTTAATTTTATGGGGAAAGATATACCTTATGGTGTGGAGACTGTAGAAGAATCTGTTAATCAAGATTACAGTAACACTAATGGCCCAGCGTTTCTACCAATAGATATTGCTGATTTTAGAATAGATCCAAAGGCTACAGAGATGAAGGGATTTTGGAAGGGCCACTATGTAGAGAAAACATTGAGCAAGCTTGTACAAGATAATAAAGCCGCTGATGGTAAGCTGTATAAGAACTTAAATCTATTAAGACAACGTATAGTATCAGCTAAAGCAACTGATGAAGATGATAGAATAAAAGATGATAGAAAACTAGCTTCAGGTATACAAGTAGATACTGTATCTTTACCTAATGATAAGATTAAGTTCTTTGAATACTGGAAAGCTGATGACTCAGAATTCTATCTAATTGCAGTAGACTACAGGGTCTGTGTAAGAAAGAAAGAGAATGTGTTTGACCATGGAGAATCTCCGTTTGTTGGTGGAACATATATGAAAGTCCCTGGACAATTCTATGGTGTTGGAGCTTGTGAGACTATCTATGGCTTGCAAAAGAATATCAATACTATTACAAATCAAAGAAATGACAACATTAATCTAATACTAAATAGAATGTGGAAGTTTAAAAAAGATGGTGGAGTAAATCCAGCTGATTTAAAATCTTCTCCAGGTGGATTGATAGGTGTAGAAGAGATGGATGAAGTAGAAATCTTTGATATGCCAGATGTTACACAGTCAGCTTATGCAGAAGTACAGCATAATAAGACTGAAGCACAAGAAGCCTTGGGTACCAGATACATTTCTGGATCTAATCCTATAGGAACTACTAAAACAGCTACAGGAATAAAGCTAAATCAGGGAGCTGAAGCACAGAGGGTGCAAGGTATCTTTAGATTATTAGAATCTACTACACTAAAACCAATAGTTAATATGTTCTATTCACTTAATATGCAGTTCAATGATTCTGATTCTGTAATTAAGATACTTGGCCCAAGAGGAAAGTATATAGACTTTAAGCTAAGAGCTGAAGTTTTCCAAGAGCAAAGAACATTCTATGCAGCAGGTATTAGAAATGTAATGGAAAGAGATACTCAAGTCCATCAAATGACTAATTTCTTAGCTATTACTGCGAGAATACCACAAGAATTACTATTATCTTGGAAGATTAATATACCAGAGATATTGAAGAGAATATGGGAAAAGATGGGCTTAGATGATCCATCCCTAATAGTTGGTGGTGAACCTGTAGCACAAGAGGCAGCTCAAATAGGTGCAGATGCAGCATTCGGACAAGCACAAGCACAAGAGGCAGCAGCTCAAATGTTTGCCCCACAAGAGGGAGCAACACAGCCACAAAATAGTACATCATCTGGTAATCCTTCAGGTGGACAACAAGGAACTAGGATACAGTAATGGTAGACATAGACGTAATATTAAAAAAGAAAGTTTTTGAATCTGACGTATTTGGCGAGTTTAAATCCACTGATGGATACAATGTACTAGCTGAAGCGATTACAAAAATTTATAATGAAACGATAAAGGAGGTGCTAAAGGAAGGAGATCATAAAGACTATTTTGCAGGTAAAGCCTGTGGAATAAAAGTATTTTTCGACATTGTGGACCGTATTGAAAGATACAAAGAGGAAGCAAGTCGGACACTAAATAAATAATGGAGGTAACTGGTATGGTAGATTTGGATAACACTGAAGGTCTTTCAGCAGAAGAAATGAAGAAAGAGATTCTAAAAACAAGTGCCCAAGAAGATAATGGACCTAAGATTGTAAAGACTGTAGAGGATAAACCAGCAGAGGTTGTAGTAGATAAACCTGAAGCAACTGTGGTGGTCCCAGAAGAGGATTTAATTTTAGGCAAATTTAAGTCAAAAGAGGATGTAGTCAAGGCGTATGCCGACTTAGAAAAAGACTACACCAAAAAGAATCAAGAATTATCAGATTTGAAAAAGTCTGAGGTGGATGCCCCTAATAAAGGACAAGCTAAAACTGACCCACTATGGGATATGATTTTTGATAGAGGAAAAGCAGACAAAGTTCCAGCTGCATCTGTAGTAGAAGATATTATGGATACAGAGGATGTAAGATTTAAAGAGTTAGAAGCGAAATACGCAAAAGGTGAACAAGCTATACAATATATGTTAGCACAAAAATCAGCCGAAAGTGAATTAGTAAAAGCATATGACTCATTAGGATCTGATCCTGTACTACCTTTTACAAAAGAGGTAGAAGCAGAGATAGAAAGCAAGATATTTTCGAGGTACCCTCAGCTAAAGTACACAAAAGATGGTTATACTACTGCACACAACTTACTAAAAGGCGAAATGTCTAGTAGCCAAGTTGACCAACGTGTTGAAGAGGCCGTTAAAGATGCTATAGCAAAGAAGGAGAAGAATGCAGCAGCTATCGTTGAATCTCCTGTAAAGACCGACCCTGAAGCAACAGTTGCTTTAGATGACTTAAAGATAGATCAGTTACGCAAACACCTAGCAGGTGAGCTAGGCGTATTCGAAAGATAAATTTTTAAGGAGAGTGATTTATAATGGATTTAAGCGCACCAAGTTCAACGGGCTCAGAAGCCCAATATTTACTTGGCATTTATTATGATAAAGTATTATCAGAAAACCTTTACCCAGAGCTAAAGTTTTACGACATAGCGGAGAAAAAGGCTATACCAAAAGGAATTGCGAAAACAATAACTTTTAGTAAAATGACTCAATTACCTGTAGTTGACGGAGATTTGACAGAGGGTGTTCCACCTTCTCCAACATGGTTGTCATCTTCTCAGATTACAGCTACTTTGGTTCAAAAAGGTGCTTATACACCTATTTCAGATCTACTTACAATGACAGCTATCGACCCTATCGTGGAAGATGCTTCAACGGAATTAGGTCGACAAGCTGGTGAAACTGTTGACAAATACATCTATTACAGATGTTTTGGAGATGCAACATCAGAATGTGATGCAGAGAGAACTGGTATCGCTGGTGGAATTGTTATGGATTGGTCTAACCTTTACAAACAACATCCAACAGCTGCTAAACAAGGTTTCTCAACTATCTTCTTTTCTCAAGATGGTACTGTACCTGCAATCGCTGCTGTTAAATCGTTTTTCACATCAGTTAGTTCTTCTACTGCTGCTGAATATGGTTTGACTGTTGATACTGTAAGACGTGCAGTACACCAATTTAGAAAAGATAACGTACCAGGCTTTAAAGATGGTAGTTATGCTATGATTGTTCACCCTGATTCTGTGCTTGCACTTAAAAGGGATGAAGAGTTTAAAGATTGGAATGCTGCTGAATATGCAGAAAAAATGTTTAACGGAGAAGTTGGTAAAATTGATGGTGTTAGAATTCTAACGTCCACTAATATTGCTCGTACTGCTTCATCTACATTTTCTGTAGGAACTACTGTTTCAGGTGTGTTTAACGTATTGTTAGCACCAAAGGCTCTTGCCGTAACTGAAATTGACGGACATATCCACATGAAGATTAAACCAGCTGGATCAGCTGGAGCTGTTGACCCATTGGATCAAGTAAACACTGTCGGATGGAAATGGACAGGCGTTGCTAAAGTTTTAGATGAAAAACGTGGTAAAGTTATTATAACTCTTACTAATGCGTAGATCATAGGTTTCGTGGGGGCTTAATTGCCCCCGTGATTCTAACAAAGGTGGTGGAAAAAATGGAAGAGAATGAATACATAAAAGCACAAATACTAGCTGTTGAAGGATATTCTTTGGATAAGGTTGATGTAAGAAAAGCTATCAAAGATAAAGTAGACTTAGCACCAGCCCTAGTAAATAGATCAGTTGAAAAGAAAATTGATGCTTACCTAGAAAGCAAAGTAACTGCTATTGATGCAGCTGAACTTGCTATAAAGGCAGAAGCTAAAAAGGTTGTTACTAAAGTTGTTAAAAAGAAAGAGGAAAAGTAAGACTATGAAAATAGAGTATTTTAAATGTGATAAATGTGGTAAACACATAGAGCCTGTAGAATATACAGTACATGTAAAACAGGTAACACCTGAGCATCATGTCAAGGTGGATAAGGTGTATGACTTATGTGAAGAATGTTTTGAGCAGATAAAAGAAGTCTTATAATGATTAAGTTTTATGATGGTAGGATATCAGGAGATTACAGCTTAATACCGAAACTCGAAAGAGAGTTTGCAGCCTATACAGGATTTGACCATGCAATAGCAGTTGACTCTTGTACAAATGCAATTAAGTTATGTTTAGCTTTTGAGAAGCCTAAGATAGTTGGTGTACCAGATCTTACTTTTGTTTCTGTAGCCCATGAGGTACTTCATTCTGGAGCTAAACTTCACTTGCTAGATAAACATTGTGCTGGATACGCATATAGATTAGAAGGTACTAACATAGTTGATTCAGCTCATGCTATTGATAAGAAAGTAGCTCATGAGAAGAATGATAAGTATTGTTATTCATTTTACCCAACTAAATTGTGTCCCTCCTATCAAGGTGGGATGATTTGCACAGATAATAGGTTCTTTTCAGAATGGGCCCAAAGTGCTAGGATGATGGGAAGATCAGGTTACGGAGCTTACTATGATGTTAATGTTATTGGATATAAGAATAACATGACTCCCATACAAGCTAAGTATGCTTTAGAATCTTTACATCTGTTGGATAAGACAAAGAAAAAAGCTAGAAAGCAATGTAGCATATACTTAAAAGAACTTAGTGATGTTACATATAGATTCACTGAACATCTTTATATACTTTCAATAGATGGTAGAGATGATTTTATAAAGTTTATGAGAAATAATGGTGTTGAATGTTCAATACATTTTCTACCAATAAGTAAAAAGAGTGCATATAAACATGTAGACTATAGTTCAGATGGTTTTGAATTTACAGGTAAGTTGAGTAGTAAGATTGTATCTATACCTCTTCATCCTTATCTGACTAGAAAAGACCAAGACGTAGTTATTAAATTAGTAAAAGCCTGGACAGGCAAACTGTAGGAGTTGAAATGGAATATCAAATAACAAATGCTGCACCTGAAGAGAGTAAAGTAGTACCATCAGAACCAGCAAGTCCCATAGAGGACAGCACACTATTAGAGAGTGGTGAAGCTGTACAAGATGTAGAATACAAAGCTCTAGTTGATGATTCAGTAAAAGACTTTGTGAAACAAGCTTTGCAGAAATATGACCTAGTTGAGAATGATGAGAATAGCCATAAGGTACTAAAAGCTCTAAATCAAAGATTAAATCAATGGCTAAAAGAAAAAGATCTAACGTTAGACTTAGATATTAAAATAGATAATAAAGAAGATATTGAAGCCTCTATAGAGAGAAAAGGTTTGAAATCTTCTGCTAAGAACTATAAAGATATTATACTAAAACTATTAGGAGATTAAGATGACAGAACGCTTTTGGCCCAACTATTTTGAAACAAATTATAATGATGCAGGTGAGTTAAAGAAACTATGGAACACCTTTCTTTGGGGTCTATGGGAACTAATGGTGCAGGACCATTAAGAATGGATTCAAGTACAGAATCTTTACAAACAATTGATTATAGTCACCATGAGATACATGATGGAAGCCACTATTTTATGGAGGGGTATACACTACTAGATAGGGGAGATGCCCTATATGTTAAACTAGAAACTCCAGCAGGTACTAAATGGTCTCATTTTGTATGGGAGATTTCCAGTAGCTTTATTCTTACAACTGCTCTTGTAGAAGATCCTACAGGTGGAATGTTGGGTGGATCTAATGTAGCTCCTATTAGTAATAATAGGAATAAGATTAGTGCAAGTGGGATGACAATTACTTCTGGAGTAACAGCTTGTACAGGTGGAACAACTATTTCACAGGCAAGTTGGGGAGCAAGGGCAGCAGGTGGAACTAGTAGTAGAGAGGATGAAATTATACTAAAAGCAGGATCTACCTATTGTAGAACATTTCTAAGTGGCACTAACTCAAATATAGTGGCATTTAAAGCTAATTGGTATGAGCATACAGATAGGAACTAAAGTATAGAGGGAGTATAAGTATGAAATTAGGAAAGATGACGTTTGTGATGCCAGCCTACGATATTGCGTGGAGAACTGTAGAGAGGGCTATAGATTCAATCTTAGATCAGGACTATGAAAATTGGGAACTGATAATAGTTAAGAATGGTCTAGCAGATGGAGGTAAAATTCGTAGAAGAGTTAAACCCTATCTTAAAGATAAAAGAATTAAACTAATAATACTAAAAGAAGCTAATGTATGTAATGCAAGAAACAAGGGAGCTGAGATAGCTACTGGAGATTTCTACTCATTCTTCTCTAGTGATTTTGTAATGAAACCAGGTATGCTTAGATACTGGATTGAGATGTTTAGGGATAATCCAGAGTATGGTATGCTCTATGGTGGATATGATTGGACTGATGAAAACTATCCAACGTATAGATCTCAAGATTATGATGAGTATACTTTGCTACATGGATTAAACTATATAGATGGTGGATTTCCTGTAAGAAAAGAATACTACCTACCTTGGGATGTAAACTGTAAGTCTCTAAATGATTGGGAATGGGTAATCAACTTAGTAACTCATGGTTGTAAACCATTGTATACATATGAGATTGCCTATGAAGCTGATCTACCTAAACCAGGAGGACTGAGTAATGATTCAGCAGGTAACTGGGTAGATAGAGTTAAATATGTTAAAAAGAAACATGGTATAAAAGAATCAGATATCTGTGTAAGTTCACTAGGGGCACCATTTCATGGAGTAAGAACTGCTAAACTATTAGAGGCAGACTTTAAACCATTTCCTACTGCAAAACCTCATGAGTATAAAATGTTATACTTGCTAGGGTTCTATGTTGGTCATACAGAATCAGTTAAAAGTCATTTCACAGTATTTAACGATACTAGAGGTACTGATATAAAGAAAGTAATACATTGGATTGGTTCTGATATACAGACAATGATGGGGCTATCTTGGGGAGCTAATAGAAACATTGTGGATGCTTTCAAACGTGAAGGGTTTATTCATCTGTGTGAATGTGGTACTACTCAAAGTGAACTAGAGGCTATGGGTATTGAAGCTAAAATAGTACCATTACCTATAGATATGGAAAACTATAAAATAAGTAAACTACCTGAAGAACCTGTAGTGGCTGTATACTGTCCTGATAATAACCAAAATGGTGAAGCTCAGTACAACTTGCCATTGATGAGAGATGTAGCAGAATCTATGCCAGATGTGAAGTTTAAGTTCTTTGGTGGTAATAAGGTTCAAACAGTAAAGAATATTGAATATGTAGGTTATGTAGATAGTATACCAGATCTTATTAAAGAGTGTAGTATGGTACTAAGGGCTACTCTACATGATGGACTACCGATTGGTCCGATAGAGTTTCTACTTTGTGGTAGAGATGCTATAGTAACAACTCCTGGGATGAGTGGTACTCATTATCTGGGTCATGGTAGAGTTAATGAAGATAACTATGCTGATATGAAACAAGGTGTAATTGAGAGTATCAGAGAGACTATTAAGGAGCCTCTTACAGCTAAAGAGAAACTACTAGTAAGTCAATATTGGAGACATAAAGTAGGAGCAAGAAACTTTAAAGAGAAGATTAATGCTATACTTCATGGGAGAAAGCTAAATGACTAAAGTATGTTTTCTACTAACTGTATACAATAAAGAAGTCTGGATAGCTCAGACTATACAAAGTATCCTAGATCAAACTCTAAAAGATATAGAGATAGTTGTATGGGATGATGGATCTACTGATAATAGTATGGCTATTGTAAAATACTATAGTGATAAAGATGATAGAATAATAGTGGGTGGAAGTAAAGAAAATCAAGGGATCTCTAAGGCGTACAATGCAGCTAGAGAGCTTGTTACTGCCCCTTATGTTTGCATTAGTTCTGGGGATGATCTATATGACCCTAAACGTGCTCAACTAACTAAAGACTACTTCACTAAGCATCCAGAAAAGAAAATCCTGTATGGGGCATTCTGGAGGATCTATGCTAACGGTAAGATAATAGAATATAAACCAGCATTGCCATATGATAAAGAGAAATTGTTTGAAGAGAATAACCAGTATATACCACATGGATTTATGTCTGTCCATAAGAGTGTACTTGACAAAGTACCTTATGATGAGACACTTAAATATGGTATTGATTATCCTTGGATTAAAGAACTAGCTAATACTTATGAGCCTTATGAATGGGGAAGAGTAAAAGCAGACATGGGATTCTATAGATGGTTTAGAACTAATGTAAGCCATGAACATAGAGATGAAATCGTAAGACAGGGGAACTCATAGTATGTTAAATGTATTTTTTGGTCATACAACAGCTTTAGGTGGTGCTTATTATAGGTGTATGTGCCATGCTTTTGAAATGAAGAAACAGAATATAGCTTACTCAACCTATACAGATTATGACCCTAAGACTATGGGTAATATGCCTATCTGTTGGGAGAAAGAGCAACTGTCCGATCCTAATAAGCAAGAGTCTATTATGATGCAGCTTAATGCTTTAGTTAGACAAGCTGATATTACAGTATACCAGCATTTCATAACTCCAATGGGATTAGCCCTATTGAGAATGCAACAAGATGAATTAAAGAAGCCTATAGTTACTGAGATAGATGATTATGCTTTTGATATACCTGCATTAAATGCCTCTTCAGAATTCTTTAGAGATAATAATGAGAAGGTTAGAATTACTAGATCTCAACTAATGCTAAGTGATGCTTTAATAGTATCTACAGAATACTTAAAGGAACAGTACTCTAGGTACAATAAGAATATACATGTAATACCAAATTGTATAGACTTCTCTATATGGGATGGATTACAAAGAAAGTTAAACAGAGGAAAGATAAGAATTGGTCATATAGGTGCCTCTGGACACTTAGATGATAAGCAAATATTGAAAGATGTTATACCACCAATTCTTGAGAAATATGACAATGTAGAGTTTATATTTGTAGGAGATGGATACTACCCTACTTGGATGGGTGAATATGTAAAACAAGGAAGAATTAAAGTATCTGCTCATTGGAAAAACATTGAAGAGTATCCAAAGTATTTAGCTGATTATGGCTTTGATATAGGGATTGCTCCTCTAAAGGACTATAGATTTAATAGGGGTAAAAGTAATCTAAGATACTTAGAGTATTCAGCTTTGAAAATGCCATCTGTATGTAGTGATGTAAGACCGTTTCATGATACTATCAATGATACTATCACTGGATACTTAGTTACTGAACCAGATGAGTGGATAGAGAGACTTTCTGAGCTAATTGAGTCAGAAGATAAGAGAAAAGAGATTGGTGATAACGCATATAAATTAGTTGAGAAAGACTTTAACTTAAAGAAGATAACACCAAAGTATGTTAAGGTATTGAAGAAAATTGTGAAGGAGTACAAACATGAGTAGTTATTCAGAAATGATAGATGAAATAGCCACTATAGTAAGGGATACAACATCTGGAACTGCAACAGTAATAGAAATGTATCTAAAAGAGGTGATTGATAGGTTACAGGTAGATGTAAACTTTCCTGAATTACTAACTGAGTTAGATATAACTGCTGGTGGTAGTGAGAGTGTAGAGTTTTCTGCCACTACAGGATTAAGGACTTCTAATATAATTGATATAAGAGATCCTGATGGAGCTGGTAGAGCTTTAACTTTGTTAGACAACAGAATGTTTGATAAGGTAAGAGTTGACCAAAGTAGCACATCTGGGTACTCAAGATATTACAGAATCAAAGATGAGCATAGTGTATATTGTTGGCCTTATGGAAGTGAGACTGTTTGGAAGTTGAAGTACTATGATTCAGCATCAGATTTTACAGCGGCATCAGAGACTTTTCCACTATCTACAGGAGCTTACAAAACTGTTAAAGATGGGGTAATAGCTGAGATATATGATTGGAAAGATGATGATAGAGCAGCTAAACAAGAATTGAAGTACTATAGAGGAATGAAAGAACTAAGAAAAAGATATTTAAACAAAGACAAAAACTATTCAATGCAGCCTGGTGAAGGTAGTATTGATTCAACTGATTGGAATAGAATTTTCGGATAATAAACAAGGAGGAATATGATGGGTTTTCCAGGACAAATAGATAATTTACGAGAAAATACAGTATTGGGGGGTAATGGGCAATCTAAGATTGGTGGGCCAGTACCCGTAAGTGCATTTAGTACACAAGCTACTGAACCAGAGGCAATAAATCCTTGGGCTTCAATAGGCAATCAACCACAAATTGATGTAACACCAGAAACTATTGCTGCACCAGTAAAACCTGGGGTAGTAACAGCCAATGACCCATATGGTGGATATGGCTCTTTAGCAGAGAGGATAAAGGCTGTAGAACAACATAAAAGGGGTCTACAATCGCAATTTGAGAGGACGGGGGCACCAGCCGGTACGATAGCTCCAGCCTTAGAGGGTCAAGCAAAAGGGATAACGGGAAGTACTTTACAACAAGCAGTTAAATCTCTAGGATCATTACAAGATTTAGATCAATACCCAAGTATACAAGAGATGCTGTCTGGTCTAGTTGGTAGACATCAGGATGAAGCAGATGAATTTTACTTATTTTAAAGGAGATACAATCTAATGGGAAGAAAACAACAAGACATACCATTCTTTAATTCACAAGGGATTAATGAAGCAGTATCAGAATTTCAAATGGGTAAAGCTGAAGCTACAGAAGCTTTAAATGTTTACTTTAAAAACTATAGTAAATATGGATCTATACATAAAAGAAAAGGTGTAGACAGTATAAATACTATAGCAATGGGTGGGGCAATTAAAAAGCTCTATCAATTTAGTGCAAATGATAATAAGTTCTTACAGGCCTTTACAGATGATGGTAAAATGAATAGTATTGATTTATCTGAAGGTACTACAGCTGTAATACTAAGTGATTTAGATCCAGATATAGTACCACAAGCAGCTACAATTGGCGGCAGGTTTTTTATGACAAAATTGCCAGGGGGTAAAGTTGACATAGACGTAATGGACACTATTACTGGTTGGACTAAGTATGGTGGTGGTGCTATTGCAGATACTATGTTGGCAAGTACAACTATAAAAACAGAAGGATATGCTTCAATCGCCAATGAGCATGTAGGTGGACTAGCAGATGATACTGAGACAGGTCTATATAAGGATTTTAGTACTTTTGATGGCACAGATAGGAAATTATTTTTCTGGTTTGCCTCTTCATCTACAACACAAGATGGACTAAAACTAAAGATAGCTAAAGAAGCAGCAGAAACTAACTATGGGATATGGGATATTGCAGAAGATGTAAATGGAGATGCTATAGTCTATGGTGGACCTCAAAGTCCTTGGGTGTTATGCTCTATAAATCTAAACGATCCAGATAGTACAGGTGGGGCATATGATGTTACTGATCTTACTAGAGTAAAGATTTCAGTGGATACAGATGGTACAGATAAGGAAGCTAATTTTTATATAGATCATCTCTATACAGCAGATGCTTCTAATGGTTTATTTTATGCTATAGATAATACAGGTTATTCACCTGTTGAGGATATTAATGGACCACCTACACCTATATCTTTAGTGCAGTATGATGGTAGATTATTTGCTGCAAAGAACAATATTATATACTGGTCTACTCCTGGCGATGGTACTGATTGGACTACTGATAGTGGTAACATTGGTATTGATACAGGTGATGGAGATAGTATTGTAGCAATGGTTCCTCTTGGCAAACAATTGATTGTATTTAAAAAGTATTCTATACATAGAATTAATTATACTAATGATACAGTAATACCATATAGAAGGGACCCAATGTACTCAGGTGGGATAGAGGATATTGGTGTTGGTTGTATATCAGCTAATACAGTACAAAATGTACTACTTGGAACTATACCTGGCCAAGAATTCTTTGGTTCTCTGGAGTATGTATTATTCTATTCTATTAAAGGGTTATATGCTGTAGGACAAACAGGTGGGCCTATTAAGATGGATGATAGAGTAAGAACTACTGTGGAAAGTATACCCGAAGAGTTAAGAACAAACACTTTTAGTCTTGTCCACCCAGAAAAAGATCAATATATGTTTTTCTACACTAAAACTGGTGATATGAATAGTAAGCAACAATTAGTTTATGGTATGAAAACAAAATCTTGGTCAAAATATAGCTTTATAGACATGACAGCAGCTTTATCTTATGTAGATACATATAAGACGTATATTATTATGGGTAATGCTTCTGGTTATCTATTTAAGCATGATTACCAACTAACAGATTCTTTAAGTGACTATGCAGATACATATAGTGAACTACAAGATCCCTTTAATTCTGCTTATTATGCGTATGATACAGCAGATCCTTGGGTATTTTCTGGGGATCAAAGTGGTGGGGGAGCTACAATGGAGAGGACACTAGAGGCTTGTGGGGGGGTTGGTCTAGGTGAAGGGGTATATGTATTTACTGCCTCACCTGGGGTAAGTGTTGGACACTGGGCAGCTATGAAAAAGACACTTACTACAACTAGTTATTTAGATAAACAGGTAAGATACAATATGTCGTTTGGATACAATGGCCCAACAGAAACACTCATAACAATTGATCCACACTATTGGTATATAAGATTGTATGATACTTCCAGTAACTACAGTGAATATAGAACTCAATATGCAGATACGGATATAACAATGCTTACTGCACATGAAGTTGTACTTGATTTAGCTATATTAACTCCTGATGCAATATCAGGTACAGTAGATATGGCTAATATAACTGACGTAGAATTTGGTTTTCATGGGGAACCAACCGGTAACTCAGGACTGATAGAATTTTGGGGGCTAAGAGTATACTCAAGTTTATCGGCCATAGATGCTAAATGGGAATCTCAAAGGTCTGACTATGATTTACCTGGAAGATATAAATCTTTGATGGCTACTGAATTGATGATAAAAGAAACTGATACAGACTGCCCTATTACAGTAGAAGTAGAGAATGAAGATGGAGATATAGCATCTGCTACAGTTAGTACTACAGGGACTCAGGATTGGGTAAACAAAAGAGTTGATACAGGTATCTATGGTAAGTATATATCTCATATGTTTGAGAATAATAATTCTAACCAATCAATGGATATCTACTTTTGGACAGCATATGTTAAACCTCATGGAGCTGCATAATGGCAAATGAATTTGAAGATATAGGTAGAAGAATTAAAGATCAAGATACTGAGTTGCAGTTAGCTGATCTTACTCATACAATAGAGCATAAAGGTAATTCTTATTATGGGGCAGGGGCACCTACGTCTAAACCTAATAGACCTGGGGATATGTACTTTGATACTACTAATGATGTAGCTTATGAGTCTAATGGCAGTACATCTTCTGCTAACTGGATACAGTTGGTTGTAGCTGATAGTGTACAAACATTAGCTAATAAGATTATAGATGATGATGACAATACTATCAGTAATTTAGAGCATGGAGCTGAGGTAGACAATCCAAGTTCTGGGGTTCACGGCGTAACAGGTAGCGTAGTGGGGACTACAGACTCGCAATCATTAACTAATAAAACGCTAACCTCTCCTGTAATAAATACAAGTATATCTGGAACAGCGTTTTTAAATGAGGATGACATGGCAAGTAATAGTGCAACTAAAGTAGCTTCACAGCAATCCATTAAGTCGTACATAGGCGCAAGAGCATCTCTTTCAATGACATATTCTACATCAAACATTACGCTTGCTTTATCAGACGTGCAAGCCTTTAAAAGAATAGCAAGCGCATCTGATTTAACCGTCACCGTTCCCCCTAACTCTTCCGTAGCTTTCGATAAGGGAATAGAAATAGAAATATGGGCAGACCTTTCAGGTGAGGTTAAAATAATTGCAGGAACAGGTGTAACGATAAGAGGTAGTGTGGGTGGGGTGATAACTAGTATAACGTCTGGGGACCACTCAAACATAGATGGGCAATGGACTTCTGCTACACTAAGGAAAATAAATACTAATGTTTGGTTTATTGATGGTTCGTTAAAAACAGCAATATAATGAAGATCGGATAGATTAAAGGAGAAATAGTGAGAATATTAAAGTATATACCAAGCTATAAAAAAGCAATAATAGATTTAACTAAAAAGAATGATGAACCATATGAGTTAGTTGAATTAAATCTTAGACATAAAAAGAAGATCTGTTTTGTAGCTATAGATAAAGATAGATTTAAAGGATTTATAATTGGTGCTGAAGTAGAGCCTAACGTATTTTATATAAACTACTGGGCATCAAAGAATAAGAGAGCTGGTTTACGACTAGCTCTAGCAATGAGAAATAGTATAAAGAATAAGTATGAATTTGTTGAATATGTAAGGGATAATAAATATGTAAGGAGAAAGAGTAATGGGTAATCCACTAAACGCAACTAAACAATATGAGGCTACAAGAGATGCCGAAAGCCAATATGATACTACTGAGGAGGCATTCAGTGGCTATATAGATAAGCTACGAGCTGAACTAGCTCCATTCTTGGCAGGTGAAGCTACCAAAGGGGACATAGCTTTTCAGGAATCTTCTGCAAATACATTGGAAGAGAGAGCTGGAGAGTCTGATAAAGTTCTAGCTCAACAATTAGCTAGAGCTGGTATAACTGGTGGTGAAGGTTCTCAATCTGTAGGTGCTAAAGGGTTTACAGGTATCCAAGATGCTAAGTTTGATGCTCTAGCTCAAATTGATAGTGCTATAGCTAAGATAGTTTCTGATAGACAACTACAAGCTAAACAATCTCTACTCAGTGCAGAGGGTCAAAAGTCCCAAGCCTTAGCTGGTCAAGAAGCTAATGTAAAAGCTAACAAATCTGCTTTAGATGATACCCAAGCCTCCAATACTCAAAATGCTGTTATAGGGGCAATACTGGGCTTAGGTACTGGTGGTCTATCTTCTATGACAGGAGGAGATTTTCTTGGTGGATTAGGTCATACAGCTGCTAAAGCTGGTATGGGGGCTGTTGGTGGACAACAAGCTAATATAGCTGCTTTGATAGGTGGACTAGGTAATGTAGCTAAAGGTAATCCTTTTGGTGGGGCAAGCACATATACTAATGAAGCTGGAGAGATTGTTAATGGTCCAGTACCTACAGGTCTAGCACCTGATGTAGGGGTAGATCCAGGAGCTTTACAACAGCAAGTAACTATGAGTAATATAATGCAACAACTAGGTATTAATCCAGCAGCTTTTGCTCAACCTAATGCAACTGCACCAGGACAACCAATACCAAATTATGAAACAGATGCTTTTGGTAATAAACGTGTTGAAAGCTATGATGAAGCTCCTCTTACTAATAGAGAGAGACTAGCTGCACAAACTAAGAATGTTCCTACAGCTTCAAGTCGATTAGCAGAAGAGAAGTTTGATTATCAAAAGGAACAGGATCTAGTTAAAGAAAATGAAGTTAAAGGGCTGACTCCAGCTCAAGAGATTGCTCTAACTAACAAAGCTCAAAAATATGTACAAGAAGTTGGAGAAGCTGGTTGGGAAAGACCAGAAGAGGAAGCTGCATTTTTTGAGGATACTATGGAGGCTATGAGAAATAATAAAGCATTACCAAGAAGAACTGACAATCTAGGTAGAGTAAGATACAACCCTAAGAATAGACTAAGTAAAGAGGCTAATAAAGATACATTAGGAATCTTATAAGGAGTTATTGAATGGTAGATCAAATGAATATAGATGAATTTGCAGGGAAGATAAAGGCTAGTTATCCAGAGTATCAAGATATTGATAATACTGAGTTAGCTAATAAAATTGTAGATAAATTTCCAGAATACAAAGAGCAAGTAAACTTTGGTGAACAAGAGGGATTTATTGAAGGTAAGTTCAATAATACAATGAAGTTCTTTATGGGTAGCCAAGAAGAGAAAGAGGCTGCTGTAGATGCTAAACGTGCAGAGTTAAAGTCTGGTAGGATTTCACAAAAGGATTTCTTTGATACTTTAGACCAATCTGATGCTCCTCTAGTAGACTTAGTGGATGAAGCAATCAAATTAAAACTACAGCTTGCAGCTGGTGGAGCTGCTGGTAAAGCTGTATTAACTTCTCCTGTAGCTAAAACTATATTGTCTAAGGCTGCATCTATTCCTGTAATTGGTAAAGCATTGACAAGTGGGGTAGGAACTGGGATAGGTCTAGGTACCTTTACAGCTACTACTGAACTACCAGAACTTATTGGTGGGGAGATAGACTTTAATGAATACAAAGATAGTGTCTGGGGATCTACTAAATTAGGTGCTGGTATTGGTGCTGTAGCTGGTACTGCAATGGGTGGTCTTGATGCTGTTAGTGCCTACAAACAAACTAGGATGATAAGAGCCTATGAGAAAGCCCCTATAAGAACTCCGTTAAAGAAGATGCCGTTGACTATAGCTCAACAACAACAAGTAATGGATACTCCAGCTAATTTCAAGAATGGTGAAGCATTGAAGAATAGAGTACTTGTAAGAAATGTAGCACAAAAACCATTGGATGTAGAAGATGTAAGAGTCCTTAATAAAATATTGGTAGGAAAGAATAAAGTTAATTTAAACAATGAAACAGCATTTAAAGCTAATAGAACTATGGAAGCTCTAATTACTAGAGAAGAGTTTCATCCTGGATTACTCAGAACTTCTAAAGGACAAGCAAGTTTAGCTAAGAGAGTTAGAAAAGCTCAAAGATTTATGGACCCTAGTAAGATGGAAATACAGAATGCTACATCAGGATTTGTACCTGGATATGCTCAAGCTGAGAGATATGGTTTTGGTGAACTTACTAGAGCAGTAGATGCAGCTAAAGTTAAAACAGCTACACAAACTGGTAAGATGTTTAAAGCTTATGATAGAATATATAAAGGTATTGAAAAGACTTATCCAGAATCTTCTAAGAAATTAGCAGTTGTCCTAGAGCCTAAAGTTTGGGGTATTTCTGATAAGGGTCATAAACAACTAATTGAAAGTTTAACTACTCCTGAAAAGAAGGCTTACAGATTCTATAAGAAAAGAGTAGACTCTTATAAGGCTAGATTAAAAGCTTCAGGTAAGCAAGTCCGTGAAGGTGGATACTTTACCCATATAAAGAGTGAGCTAGAGAAGAGTGTTAAAGCTACTCCTGGTGATACGACTTCAATGGATGCGATAAAAGAAATCAATTCAAGATTCTCTAAAGCCAGAACTGGAGATGGGTCATTCTCCTTAGATGTTGATTCTGTATTGAGAAAATATGAGAACTCAATGATAAGAACCTTTAATGATAATAAAGTATTAAAGCTTACTGAGAAATTTAACAAGACTCATAGTCTTACAAAAGAAAATGAGAAATATATAAGTAAAGCAATCAAAGAAGATGTGTTTGGGCGTACTGAAAAGGACTTGTCCTTAACTAAAGATTGGCAAAATACGTTAGAACAACAACCAGAATTTACTAAGAAGATGTTAGTTAAATTAGGTTTAGGTCCAGGTAGTAAACACCCTTTTCAATCTCTTACCAATATAGCTATTAAAGGTATTGCTAGAGCTAAACTAGGTGCAGGTAATTACAAATTTATGGTAAGAAACTTTACTACACAAAGATTTTATAGTGATATGTTTACTGATGCTAACAGTGGTGCTATTGCAGAAAAGATACTATTACAACCAGCAAAAGCTAAAGCTTTACTACAGCATAGTAGGGTATTTGATATCTATACTAAACTATCTAGTGGACAGTCTTTATCTGGTCTTGGATTAGAAGAAGAGGCAGCTAGAGTAGCCCAAGCTAGTGGGGTAGCCAAACGTATGGGGGTTGGGGTTAAAAAGACTGTTAAAGGTGCAGCGGATTTCTTAGGTAAACTAGGTTACTATCCTGTAACTACTTCAGCTAGAAACAATGCAGCTAGGTCTTATATACAGGGATATACCCATGCAAAACGTATGGGTCTTGGAGAAATAGCAGCAAGAATGGCTGGTGATGGTGTAGCAGAAACAACTCAATTTCTATATACTTATACTAATAAATTACAGGCTTTTAGAGGCCCATTAGGTAGAGTAGCTGGACTATTCGGATCTTGGACACCTAATCATTTTCAAATGTTACGCAGAGCAATGGGATCTAAACCTTTTTATAAATGGGCAATGAATGTTGGAGTAACTTCAGCAATAGCTCATGGATTAGGTAATATAGACCCTTACTTTAAATCAGCTTCTTTTGAGAAGATATATGGTAGACTACCAATCAATAGAGATTTACTTAATGTACCACTTGACTTAGCTGAGGGTGTAATGCAGTTAGTGGGTCAAGGAGATGACAGAACTTTTAAAAAGGGTACCAAGAATCTTATCAGATGGTACAAACCACCAAAAGATTTAATAGGTGGTCTGATGTTTGATTCATTATAAAGGAGAGTAGTATGGGAATGCAAGACGGGAATAAACCAAAACAGATAGTGATCCATAAATCATCTAAGAAGGATTACAATACCAAAGAGGATTATACTGTAGAAGATATTAGAAAGATGCACCAAGAGAGAGGTTTTGGTGATATAGGCTATCATTTTATTATAGAGAAAGATGGTACTCTAGTTACTTGTAGAGATATAAAGTATTGGCCAGCTTCTTCTAAGGGCCATAACAAAGATGTTGTAGCTATATGTTGCATAGGTGATTTCTGTATGGAAGAACCTACTGACCAGCAGATCAATGCTTTAAAGATTCTGATACTTAAACTCTGTAAAGAATACAAAATAGATACAGATATGCACCACATATTTACTCACGGTGATTATAGAGATCCTCCAGGTAATAGATACTGTCCAGGTAAATTCCTCCATAGAAGAATACCTGAGATATCAAATTGGGTGAGACAAGCAATACGAGGTGGAGTTAGATGAAATCAATCAGTAAACAAACAGACGGGGATAAGATACTTGAATGTGAAAAAGATATTGACAGGATGGATAAAGAGATTGTTAGGTTAAGTACTATAGTCTCAATTTTAATGTGGGCTACACCTATACTGATTGGGGTTGCTATAGCTGTTGCTAGATTAATTAAATAGGAGGATATTATGGGTAGGAAATTTTACTTGACTGTTGTACTTATATTCTTATTAACTGGACTGCGTATCTATAATTTTATAGATGGGGAGATATTCAAAACTATAATGGTAGCCTTAATAATGAGCTACTATGCTGCTAATGTTACTCAAAAAATGACTCAGCCTAAAGAGTATATGATACAGTTACCTGAAGATCAAGATAGTGATTTGAAAGAACCTGGGTTTCATCCTAAGAGCTAAAGAAATCATCTATACTCATCAGTATAGTTAGATCTATAATAGCTATAAATATTACAATATTACCAACAAGTAGCATAGGCAGATATAGAATCTTAAACCATTTAGGTGTGTATTCTATATTAGCCCCTACTTTACAATCAGCTAAGTACCCTGCAATTAATAGGGCTATAAGTACTAACCAAAACATCATATCCTAACTTTAACTATTGCTATCGGACCTAAATTACCTACACCTATACCTACTTCTGTATATGGATTCAAGGCATAATTCACAGAGAATGTAAAGAATGATGTAGTAAATCCTATGTTTAAACTTGCATCACCTATATGGAGTAACTCATAGCTATATCCTATATTAGCAGGTGGAGCAAAGTCTATTCCTAGTTTATGCTTAGACTCATACGGAGTAACTTTATAGTTACCTGAAGGAGTTATTACTTCTATATCTCCCCTATTGTTTATTCTTTTTACTTTTACTTGAGGGGTGGACAATAATACCCTCTCAGACTTATGAGGATCACTCACAGGAGGTTTTCTAAAGATTCTGTACCCAATATACCCCCCAAGGATAAAGGTTAAAAATATGATAATTATACCTGTTTTATACTTAGTCATCATCTCTCACCAACTCAAAACTATCCATGTTATAGCTAGAAGCTCTCATTACGCATACAAAGAGATCAAACACACCATATACATCAAGTTCCCCTTCTGGTATCTCTACTGAATACTTACCATAGTCATTCTCCAATGTTAATTTAGTCATCTAATTCATCCTCCCTTAAATATCTTATTGGTTCTATACCACAATCTATTAATCCATCAAGTATACTAGGTTCAACTTGTCGGACTTGTAGACCACTTCGATTCTTCCCCACATGACCTTTGTATTCTGGTCCAGTAATAAGTTTATCTAACCCATAGAATTTCTTGGTAAACCTATTACAGGTACAGATACCATCTATATGATATTTACAAGAGACCATTAATAATGCTCCTTATCTTTCTTTCAGCATGACCATCACCAAACATATTCAACTCAGGCCAAGGATTAATCCCTATATACTCACAAGGCAATCCAGCCCAGTAAGCTTCTCTAACTAATCCACCTGAATCAGTAACTACAGATCTAGCTTGTAGCATACTCCTTAGAACCTCATTATAAGGTACAGGGCTCTCTACTAATATATTAGCTGGTACATCTATCTTATTATCTACAATATACTTAGCTGTATGAGGATGAATGTAAAACCAAGTCATAGGGTAGTCTATTGATACCTTGTTAAGTATTGCTTGTAAGTTAGGTAAGTTCTCTCTTCTGTGAAGAGTTAGTATATTAACATCCCAGGTCTTTCTTACATCTCTCCAAGTCTTTAAGAATCTATCCCTCATCAGATCCCCAACAAATCTTACCTTCTTAAATGCAGTACCCTTAACATTCTCATAAGCCTTAACTGTTGGGCAGAGGAGTATATCTGCCATTTTATCTACTCTAACCCTTATTCTTTCTTCTATATTGTTAGACCCACTTCGTACACCAGCTTCTATATGAGCTAATTTAACACCACAATGTTTAGCTGCTATAGCCCCTGCAAAAGTAGAAAATGTATCTCCATAGACTATAATTACTTTAGGTCTTACTATCCCAATAAACTCTATTAAAGCTCTAATTGTTGATTTAAGACTTACCCATTCTATTCTACAATCTACATTGGGAGAATCATAGTTTAGTGTCTCACTGTAATGCTGACCAGTATCTATGACAAAGCTATCCTCAAACTTTATAAGTTTAATATACTGAGGTCTACAACCTATTATTTGTAGTATATTAGAAGCCATCTAAATTCCTATCCCCTTTACCAACCTCTATCAGCATTGATAATAGTTGTCCTAGTTTGTCATTACCACCATCTAGTTTAGGTAGTTGATTGAGAAGCATATGAGCATTCTCTACAACACAATGACCCCCTATTTTATCTCCAGGAGGAGAGAGTAACTGCTTTCTATATCTCTCACCCGTAGCATTGATACCTTCATTGTAAGTCTCAGTAAAGTCAAATACTACATCCATATAGTCTAACCCATAATGTTTACATAGTCTGTCTTTAAGTTCAGCAAATAGTAAATTAATACCATAATCTGTAGTAGATAGTATCTTACCTAGCTCAGTAGTTTGACTTCCCTCTAAACATTTAAAATTTATATGGGCATTATATAGGAACTCTATAGCTAGATTCTTTGAGGAGATATCATCATACCCAATATACTTAACATAAGTTTTAATTCCTTTACTCATTGACTTCCAATGAACACCTCTAACAGGTGAGTGGACTACTCTAGCTTTAGCAACTTCTCTGATTTTCAGAGTAGTTCCTACAGGTACAGTTGAATGGATGATAGTTAGTTTTGGTTTGAAAATAGCTATATACTTAGCAACTATACCTATAAAGTTGGGTAGGTTTCCAGGGATACAGATATTTAATACCTCTTGAGGACAAGGCTTATATGTATCTTTATCTGTAATGTCAAATGTATCAGTTACATAATGTTCGTTTAAAGCCTTGTATAAACCTTTACCAATCTCACCCATACCTATTATTAAATTATTCATAATACATCCCCTAAATTTATTGTAGGTATTACTATAGGTACATTGCTTGTTATATTAATAGGCATATTACCTGTTACTAAGACCTCTACAGGAGCTACCTGAACTAACTCAGCTACATGTCTATGAGTAACTGTACAGCCTACTAAACTAAGAACCAAACACAGTGTCAATATTCTCATTACCTTCTCCTTTTTCATAATAGTCTACATTCCAATCATCTACTCCCATTGCTCTGCTACAACCAAGACAGACTCCATACTCATCTAAAGATCTACAGCCCTTACATTTATCTCTAACTACAACCTTAGCTGGATTACCATAGACTGTAGAGTAAGGTAATACACTTTTAGTTACTACAGAACCAGCTCCAACTGTACACCCTGTACCCAATGAGATACCGCAAAGTATAGTTGAGTTAGCCCCTATATTAACTTTGTCATGAACCCTAGTAGATTCAAATTTACCATAGTCTTTTGAGGTAGGATACTTGTCATTAGTAAAGCAAACTTTAGGGCCAATAAAAACATTATCCCCTATAGTAACTCCTCTAGGTATGAATACCCCATGCTGTATCTTGCAGTACTCACCTATTATAACATCCTGACCTACTTCAGTGTATGCACCTATAGAAGTAAAATCCCCTATCCTACATCCAGGTAGTAGATTTACATAATCCCATATCACTGGAGCTTTATGTAGCATAGTAAATCCCCAACCTTTTCTTTAGCAGCTTTATCTCATGGTGACTATTTAGTATATCTTCTTGCATGCGCACAAAATATTCTTCTAAATCCTCAAAAGATGACCGATAATCTATATAATCAGGGGCTACTGCTATAACGTTTATAAGACCACATGAGGGGCAACGGAATTCCAATCTTTGAATATGAGACATCTCAGAAGGATCTGTATTTTCATCTAAAGAAAAGTAATTATTCCTTTTCATCACTTACTCTCCATTGCTACTACTACAAATATAAGTATTAATGTAAACATTATAATATAAAAACTAATCATAACTACCCCTCCCATATTATCATCTCTACTCTACCATTGCCTTTATCTACGCATACAAAGTCATCAGATGTATGCTGTATAAAATTTATATTATCATCTTTAAATACATTGAAGTCTACCAAAGCATCACAAGCAAACTTATCAGCCATACCTGTCCAGTTTCTAAGGTCTACTTTTCTGTTAGAATCAGCATAGAACTTATAGGCTATCTTAGGTCTAAGGAAAGCCATTGCCCAATCAAGTCCTATTTGATCCTCTATTATCTTTTTATACTTAGCCTTTATTTTTGTTATAACCTGTGGATGGGCATTTCTCCACCAATTTAAACTTATAGGATAATTCTTGCCTCTAGCAGTCTTACTTATCTTCAGGTGAAGGGGTAAGATTAGGGTCAATACTCTATCATGCTTCATAGTTAACTCTTAAATATAATAGGTAATACAAATACCATAAAGATATTTAGTAAACCATAACCAATTTGCATAGCCCCAGCACTTTGTTGTACAGGTGTACCTGCTATAACATACAATGTTCCAGCCAATATCTGACCAGAAAATAGTACCTTAAATATCCACCCACCTATAACTAATATCATTGCCATTATTTTGGCCTCACAATCTCTTTATCTAGTAACTTCATGATTAAAAACTCTTGTACCTCAGTAAACAACTTGCCATGATTCATAGGTTTATGATACATGAATTGTAACCAATGAACTATCTCATGAAGCATAGTATCCTCAAAGTCTGAGCTAAACCCACCATCACAAGAATGAATATAAGAATTATAAACCTTAGTCTTAGGGTCATAATCTGCCTCTGTAAGTCCTACAGCTTCAGTACCCTTCATGTTATACTTACTATCACCAACTACAAAGCTATTACTTGGTACGCTATAAAGTTCTAAGTGAGCTATACGTTTTTTCTTTGCTGTCATTAGTAATGCTCCTCTATGTATTTGCAAGCCTCAGCTAAAGACGTTACATTCTTAGTTACACCGTAGTTTCTATATTTATCTTCAACATCAAAGCAATGAAACTTCTTAGTCTGTCTGATTATCTGTATGATAGGGACTTTCTTATCTCTAAGTTTATTCATAGCCTTAGTGAACCCTATCTCTTGGTTAGTACCCTTCCCCATTATCGTAGCTCCGTTGATGTTCATACCAAAATGGTAGAAATCAACTATCAGAATATCAGATTCTAATAAAGCGTCTAAGTCTATCTTCTCCTGTATCAGATGATTACCAGCTTGGTTGTTCTCTGGTATCCAGATCTTAAACTTGTCGCTAATCATACTTTGACATTCATTGGCCCTACGTCCACAGTCATCAATTAAACCTTCTCCGTTTAATTCCATAGGATGGCTGTAGTATACCTGCTTAGACATCTGAGGTGTCCTTATAGGGGCAAAACTTGGATGCGCTGCAATATCCCTCACATCTAGTATTAACTCCAGGTCTTACTACTACTGAATGACCTTACCTTTTTCATCTACTAAGGCTTGGCATTCCTCTTCAGTATCAAATAACTTTACAGCAGACTTTCTACCCTCTTTCATACAAGCATATACAGTAGGTTTAGCCCATCTCTCCGTAGGAGTACAAGCTACAGCCTCTTCAGCAGTATGAGCTTTGATTCTACTATCTAAGTATTCCTTCTGAATTGACTCTTCCCATAGAGGGATGTCAATGACCTGTACTGGACACTGAGGATAATCTGCACTGTTAGCTCTACCCTTAGACCAATCTCTTAGTATAGCGACTATCTGTAGCTTCTTAACTTCAACACCATTTTGTCTGCAAAGATAGGCTAGAAGATTACATTGATGAATCCACTCAGGTTTTACTTTACCAACTACAGACCAGACTGAAGTTACTTTATAATCACTGATAGTACCACCATCAATTAAATCTGCTTGTCCTGAAATCTTAAATCCTCCAGCTTCCAAGAACATCCTTTTCTCTACAGATACACCCTCATCAGCACTATGCTCAAGAATACCATGAACTGCACTACCTATAACAGACCAGATCCTGTCAGTTACATCCTCTTCTATCTCCTCATAATGTTCTTTAGTTAGCCTATTTATTAGAGGTGGATTGATTAGCTGCGTAACAGATAAATCTGTATCTCCTCTTCCATCACTATAACCCTTGTCAAAACCTTTTACAGCATTGACAATAGGTGAAGGTAAATTGTTTTTATTAGTTATTTTCATTCGTCTATTCCCCAATCTATTTCTTCATCATAGTCATCCTTCTTCTCTTCTACTTTTCTCTCTATAGATCTATCCTCTAAGTTATCCCCAAGGTATTTATCTATAGACTCCTCACAAGATCTCTTAGTCTTAAATCTAGTAGGGCATCTATAGTCCTCTGGTTGAGATGTAATAACTATAAAATAGTATCTGCCATTAGCTCCAGAAGATTCTTTAGCTTCTATAGAGGTTATATGGTTCTCATTGAATCTCAGGCCATCAATTACTATAAACATTACTCTCCCTCTCTTATCCTTAACCCAATAGGGAATCTTGGAATACCATATTTAGTTAAGTTCTGATATTGTACTGTCAACTGCTTACCA